CCATCCTTGCCCAGGCCTATCAAGATGTGCCGCTGTCAGGGTATGACAATGTTAAATTTTATATCTTGCCCACTGGACCCAACGGTGAGCCAGGGCCGGCTGGTCTTACTGCTGATGACACATTCCCCACAGTAGACACTACTGAATCGGGCGATGGTATCACTCCCAAAGGATTTGGCTATGTTCAAGGTTACTTGACTGGGTCTACTCATGCTCCTAACGGCTTACCAGTCACACCCGGAGTGGCATTTCCGCCAAATCCAGTGTTGGGCAACTACTGTTTAAGACTAGATTATTTCCCTAATCGCCTGTTCCGTTACAACGGCCGGGCCTGGTTGGCCATCACAGACAATGTACGCACTGACCTTGACTATGCAACTGAGTCACTGACACAACGATCCAGTTTTGTAAACAATACCTACACAGTACCTACCACAGACATTGGCAATATTCCAAGTCGTCAGAGTCTCAGTCAGATACTTGAAATACAACCCGACAACGGTGACCAAGGTGGCAATATTACACCACCTAATCCAAGACCTCCAGGGAGATAATCATCGCTCAGTTCTTTTACGATCAGCAACTACGTCGTTTTCTACTACAATTTGCTAGAGTGTTCAGCAACTTTGACGTAGAGTATGGTGCCAACCAAGCTGGCCAAGGACCTGGGTCAGAGGAAGATACCCTAATACGTGTGCCGGTACGCTACGGTGATTCTAGTCGTCAGGCACAGACTATTTTACAGAACAATTCAGCCAATGACATGCCAGCAACACCCCTGATGACATTTTATATCACAGATTTAAAATATGATCGTCCCAGGATGCAGGAACCGTACTTTGTAAACAACATAGCAGTGCGTCAACGTACCTACGATAGTGCCACAGACACGTATGAAACCACACAAGGCAACGCATTTACCATTGAACGTGCCATGCCTGTTCCGTATGAGATGACTATAAATCTTGACATTTGGACATCAAATACCAATCAAAAAATGCAGTTGTTGGAACAGATTCTGACTTTGTTTAATCCTGGGTTGGAAATACAAAGCACCGACAACTACATTGACTGGACCAGTTTAACTGTGCTGTATCTCAAGGATGTACGTTGGTCAAGTCGCACTATTCCTATTGATGCTGGCAATCCTATCGACGTTGCTACCTTATCGTTTACCCTGCCCATGTGGATCACTCCGCCAGCCAAGGTCAAGAAACTGGGTGTTATTGAACGTATTATTGCTAGTGTGTACGATGCTCAAGGTGATCTTACCAACGCCCTAACCGACAGTGATTTGTTATTGGGTACTAGACAACGGTTCACCCCCTACGGCTACCAGGTCCTATTAATTGATAACAAATTACAGGCTCTTCGGCAACAACAGGTCATTAACGAACCCAATGCCAGCTTGACTCCGCCCGATAGCCCCAATAGTAATCTGCTGTGGCACAGTATTGTAAACTTGTATGGCACACTACGTCCTGGCATTAGTTATATTACCCTAGAACAACCAGATGGCACAGACGTAACCGGAACTGTGGCTTTTGACCCTACTGATGATAGATTTTTATTGTTTACAGTAAATGCTGGTACTGTACCACCAAACACCTTGAGCCCAATTACGGCTGTGATTGATCCAATTGCCAGTGGTCCTGGGGCTGGACTTGCTGTGGCCGCACTGGGGCAACGGTACTTGTTTACACAGGCCACTGGATCTTATGATAATCCAGGCTTGACCAATCCCAATTCTTGGAACGGCGTTGATGGCCAACCCTTGGTGGCCAATGCCAATGACATTGTGGAATACGATGGTGCTCGTTGGGCTGTGGTGTTTGACAGCACCAGCAGTCCTGCAAACATGCAGTACGTGACCAATATCACCACAGAACTACAGTATCGTTGGACTGGTTCAGCCTGGGTCAAGAGTTATCAAGGTTTATATCCTGGAGGACAATGGACACTGGTATTGTAACAGCCGTGGGTGTTTGGTTTTATGCAATTAACACTCGTCGATACATGTATCTCATGCGTAATGACCCAAAGCATCCTGGTGCTTGGGGATTGCCGGGTGGCCGAGTAGAAGCAGGCGAAACCTTACTGGCGGCTATGAATCGCGAATGCTGTGAAGAAATAGGTTTTGTTCCTGAATATTTTAGGATGATTCCTTTGGAAAAGTTTACCACCGCAGACGCAGGATTTGAGTATCACACTTTTTTCTGTATTGTTGACTCGGAATTCCAACCCACGCTCAACAATGAACACATAGGCTATGCCTGGATTGATTCAGGCACATGGCCTAGACCTATGCATCCAGGGTTGTGGAGCACTGTAAATTTTGAAGCTGTGCAAAACAAAATATTAACTATCGAGTCTACTGTTCAAACGTCGCAGTAGCCAATAAAGTCTCGATAAGTCATGGTCTGGGTATTGGCACAATTGACCCAGATATCAGGCATGCGAGTGGATTCTCCAACTAGATAAAATTTAGTACCAGAGTATGCGGCAAATATGTTGACAATTTGTTGCATCCACTCATTGTGGTTGCCAGCGGTTTCATCTGTATAGCCCAACATGAATATTTCTTTGTGGCCGTCAAATGCCGCTAGATATACTACAGTGGCCAGGTCAACCAGTCTGGGTCGCAAGGGAATTAGATAAAATTCTCCTGGATGAGCAATACAATAACGTGGACTGGTATAAACAATGTTGTTGGTTTGATAACCAGTTTCTAAAATTTTAGTTAGGTTATCAATATTGGTTTCCACTGCAAAGTCCAGACGCATTTGTTGAGCAATGTCTCCAGTGCCATAGGTCTGCAATTTTTTACTGCCCAATAGCCCGCCGCGATGTCGTTGCAGTCTAGTGTAGTCAAAATGTGTGTAATCTAAGGTGCTACCAATGCAGGCCGCACGTCCACTGAGATGGTGGTTAACGATAGGATTGTCAATCCATTCGCGAGTTTCAGATTTTTTACCACCGGACCACCGGGTCTCAAGTATGACAAATTCACCAAGGTAATCAGTACGATATTGTGCTTGCATTAAAAGTGTCGATTAACTCTCAAACTGGCTCGCCGGGCAGGTCAATCCAAGGGAAGCCAGATTGAGCCGGCACGTCTCTTAATGCTTGGCAATAATCTTTCCAGGCTTGTGAAGGTGTCAGGTCGCTACGAAAACGCCAATCGGTTTCAGCCAATTTAGCATTACGCTCTTGACGTACAGAATTTGCTTGGGCCGTGGTTTGTGCATCTTGCTCTTCTTGAGTTAAGGTTTCAATTGACCACCCCAGGGTCCAAACACCGTTGACCAAAGCAGGCACAGTATCTGGAACAATTTTTTGAGTTTGTTTATTAAATGTGGGTTCGTCTGCCGGTGTTACACGCACCAGCTCATTGCCATCTAAGTTGTCTTTTGTGCCAGTGTACATCGCAAGCAGATCGGCTTGATTAAACGCGGTGTAAGGGTTCTTTTTGCATAGCGTGTCGTAGTCGTAAGGAAATGTAACTACCGCTCCATTTTTTATTTCTGCAAACATACTTTTTCTCCAATAATTATTGTTGAGGTTTCTTTGTCTACTGTGATAGTACCTTCACAGCACATACTCCAATCTTCGCCTGTCTTTGCGCCCCATGATGGCACATTGATCTGTACGTTCTTAACTACATACTCTTTGTTGTTGTCAAATACTCGCCATACGTGGTCAATGGATCCTCGCCCTGGCAGTCCTCGAGTCTTGTTGTAGCGCACACAAATCATACAATTTCCACGATGGGCGCTGGTGCGTCTTCAACACACACATTAAAGTGAATAAACTGGAAAGGGTCATCCAACTCGTGTCTAGTAAATCCGTGCGGTAACCAACTGTTAAACAACATAAAGTCACCAGCCTTGACATCCAACATAATCTGTTCAGACGCAAAAGTAACTGTTTCTGGGTTGGCCTGCCGCATTGAGATTTGCTTTTTACCGGGCCTTGGATCAAACACAACAGGCACGCTGCCATTCTCTGGCACGTTAACAAAATAAAACCCAGTAATCTGCATACCATCGCCATGGATATGTTCTATGTGTTGCCCGTAACGCAAGAACTCTTGGCCCCATAACTCGGCCACTCTAGTCTGTTTGTTAGTCATGTTGTAGCCTTGATCTAACATCATATCAAAACTAACCGTTGCAATCGTAGTAAATAAATCATCAAGCCTATCGTCAAGCATTGACTCGCTTTGACAAACATTCCATTGGTTTGGTTTTACTTGAGCAATATATTCAGACAGCACCTTCTTGGCAACTTCTAAATGTTCTGGTTTAGAAAACCGCAAAACGGACGACGGAAAAAATAGATCAACCACTGATAAGCACCCTGTTGTTAGTTAGCAAACCCATTTTGTCTTTATTTGTACTAATTTTATGTATGACATCGGTGATAAACGGAACAATATTAGATTCAAAGTCGGGGTGATTTCGCATGGCATTAAGTTGGTCTTCAGGTATTGTACCATTAGATAACAAAAAATTCTCCGTGCGCCGTTGAAATTCTAGTAACCATTCTTCTCTTTGTGCAGCCTGTGACGCTTCTAAAAGCGGCAGGTGTGCGTACTTTCTTTGCGGCTCTAGCTCTGTCATAATAGATGAAATAGTGGCAAGCTCTTGTTCAGCGCCAAGAATAGCCATTTCTAATAACCCCTCGCCGCTTTGCCACTCAATCAAATCTGCCTGTGCGTTAAGTTGTTTGATTTGGTCGGTAGATTCCAAATCTTGCTCAATCTCCATGAGTTTGACTTTGCGTCTTAACAGTTTAGCCTTGGTACTTTCTAACTTTATCTGTATGTCTAGTTTTTGTTCGTACATTATGCACCAAGCAACATCCGCCGTGTGGCAGTTGTTTGCTACAAAGTAGCGCAGTTGAAAGTCTGAGTTGTTACGATGAGGAGATGAGTGCATAGTATTATGGTGTGTTTACGCAAGTTGCCCAGGATGTTGCGGCACCGTTTCTTGAACCTGCAGATGACACCGCTACCCCGGAGGCTGTTGATGTGTCACATGCGTATGTGTATTTATTTCGGGTGGTAGTAGCAGCACCACAAACAGATCCTATTGCAAAAATTCCTCTTGTGCTATTGCCTGCAGCAGCACTATAGAAAGACGCAATGCTTGCAACAGCTACGCCGCAAGCGGTAGAAGTACATGTAGCATAGGTATATTTATTGCGAACATTGGAAGGAACATTGAAATAAGGCGTTGCGTTATATCCTATAGCAAATATTCCTCTAGTAGAGTTGCCAGCGGCAGAACCCTGACGACCATAGGCACTTGCTGTACCCACACCACAGGCGGTTGATGTGTCGCTAGCATACGTATATTTATCACGGACACCGAGCGCATATAGCGAAAATATTCCCCTAGTACTATTTCCTGCGGCAGAACCTTCATATGGGCTGGCACTGGATGATGCTACGCCAGAAGCAGTTGAGGTGCAACAGGCATAAGTATATTTATTACGGACATTATTAGTACCTATTGTAAAAATTCCTCTTGTACTATTGCCTGTAGCACTACTACCGTAGTTGTCAGTACTAGATGATGCTACTCCACAAGCAGTGGAAGAACACGTAGCGTAAGTGTATTTATTTCTGATTGGTGTGGTGGTAATCCCGTTACATCCCAATTGAAAAATACCTCTTGTAGAGTTACCTGCGCCAGCACCAGAGGTAGTACCTGAACTAACTGAGCCAACACCGGAAGCGGTTGATGCGCATGTAGCATAGGTATATTTATTACGGGTGCTTGAGGCGTTCCCCAATTGAAAAATACCTACAGTGCCATCGTTACCGCCGCTTGCAGCAGCAAAAAGTCCATAACCTTGAGCTGATCCGGCGCCTCTTGTGCTTATTAATGGCATCGCTATTCCTTAAGCAAATTTAGTTTGTGACGCTAACACAGTAAAGGCGGCGTTGCCTGTTTTGATAATAGTGTAAGCATACACGTCAATACTGGACGAATTTCCGGCTGTTGGTGCTGTGCCACCCTGCCATTTTGGTGTTACTGCGTTGCCGTCTATTTGAACAGCAGAGTTGTAATAAGCTGTAGCGCCTTGCGTTATCAAGAACGCTACAGTCAAAGATTCGCCTGTGGCCATTAAAGTATTTAGAGATGTCCCGCTGGATCCACGGAAGTTTACTGTCCAGTTTGCACTTGCATTAGATGTGTAGTACAGCACGGCTTGGGTAGTTACATCATAGTTAATTGTTCCTGTTGCAGCAGTTGCAGATACAGTGACCCCTTCCAGCACGTCAAATATCTTGGCACCTGCCACGCTAGACGATCCTGTGAAAGTCTGTAGGGCAGTAAAGTTGGTTGCTGTTGAGGAACTTACAATCCCAGTCAACGCCGAGCCGTTTCCAACAAAAAAATTGCCAGTGACATTGCCAGTGGCTGATATACCAGTTGTACCGTCGAGAGTTAATGCCATTTTTTGATCCTTGTCATATTTTATGTGTTCACGTTATATTTAGCGTACTATCATTAGCAACTGAAATACTAGTGGCGTTTGCCAAAGTTACAGGGCCTACCAACAGACTATTGGTGCCAGATTCTATTTGTACATTGCTGCTGATTGTTTTTGAGTTTACAAAAGCTCCAGTTACTACCTGGGTACCACTGGCTGCCAATGTGGCTGATCCCAGCTGTATGGTGTTGCCGCTGAGATACAAATCACGCCAACGCATGTTTGCAGTGCCCAAATCATAGGTAACATTAGCAGCCGGCAGGATGTTTGCAGTAAATGTGACATTTGCGCCCACTGTCCCAATGATGTTGGCAGTCAATATATTGCCGCCTGTGATGTTGCCTGCGGCACTTATCAAACCACTGTTCAACAAGTTTCCACCTGTGATATTACCGCTAACGCTGATGCTCACAAAAGAGTTGCTGACCGATGTACTCACTGTCCAAGCCGTCAGCGAAGTACTGTAGGTATAAGTTATGCCATTTACATTGGCTTGTTGACCGTTGATTGGTGATTGTGGAAATGCCATGTTATAATCTTCCTATTTTTATACAGACCCGCCAGCACCAGTCATATTTGAGCTGCCGCAGGCAACTGCAAGATAACTTGCTGTTATAGTCGCAGGCGGTGAGTCAAATAATATTCGAATGCCACCTGAAATTGTTATTCCTGATAATTGCAATGCCATTATAGTCTTCCCACAGCTACTTCAATAATTCCTATTGTGTCTGAATCGTATGCTTCAAGAGCTTTGCCAATAATACAACCAGGTTCATATTTGGTCATATCTAACCGTGTGGCCACACCCGGGGTTGAGCTGGCTACCAGTCGATCGCCTTTGGCAATAGTGCCCACTACACAGCATGGAACTCGACCAACTAGGGCCACTTCTACAGCATCGATACAAGCAAGCGTACTGTTCATTAGATAGCTAGGATTGGTACTAACAATGCCGGCTATCCTAGTACTGTGTGAAGTTGTTGTTGCTGTGACTTCTTCGTTACCGCCAAAATCAAGCACAGTTCCAGGCGTATAGATTGAATCAGCACAGTACATTTCTGCCAAGTCAGCGTATTGTGCTGATGTTGCTTTGGCAAATACTGTATCAAAGTATGTGGTTGAGCTACCAATATTACCTACACCGTTGGCACTTGAGTTAGTGATGTTGCCAACTATTAATGTATTGGCCGAAATAATGTTGCCACCAGTTATATTGCCTGTGGCACTTATATTGCCTGTGGTAACTGTTCCTGTGCTACTGATAGTTAATATATTGGCTGTGCCGGCAATACCAACAGTTACATTACTGCTGGCCGCAACAACCACGTTACTTGTTCCGTTGGTTATTGACGAACCACCACCGCCGCCACTGAAGGCAACACCATTGGCATAGTAATAGCCGTTGGTTAAAATGTTGCCGGTATAGATATTTCCTGTGCCTGAAATTATTCCACTAGATCCACTTGTAAGTAAATTACCAGTAGTTATATTACCACTGTACACATTGCCATTAAAACTGGTTGCATTTACGTTTCCGGTGACACTGACACTCGATCCGGTGATTACACCACCCACTGTACTTGCGGCTGTTTGTGTACCAGTGACACTGACACTGCTACCTGTTATGACACCACCCACTGTTGAGGCGGCAGTTTGTGTGCCAGTTACACTTACCGTGGTACCTGTGTGATTGATGGCACTAATATTACCACCAGTGATATTACCAGTAACACTTAACAATCCAGAAATATATTCACCAGTGGTAGCAAACACAGCCACATTGCTGGTGCCACCAACTCCTATTGTGACATTACCACCTGAACTGACCACGGTTACATTACTTGTACCATTGTTGATATTGGCCACACTGGTAATAACTCCAGTGAGCGATGCACCATTTCCTAAAATATAGGCACCAGTTATATTGCCAGTGGCACTGACAATACCACTTGTTAATAAATTACCAGCGGCAATATTACCAGTACCAGATAGGGCTCCACCTGATCCACCTGTAACTATGTTGCCTCCAGTGATTGTTCCTGTAGCACTGACAACGCCACCTGTTAATATGTTACCACTGGTAATGTTACCCGATGTAATTGTGCCGGTGGTACTGATTGTGTTTGATCCAAACGCAGCCAGTAATGTTGCCACATTGGCATTGCCATAGCTGGCCGGAATACCAGTCATAAATGCCGCATTACCAAGCACATAGTTGCCGGTGATATTACCAGTGGCACTGACAACACCACCTGTTAATAAATTACCAGCAACAATATTACCAGTACCAGATAGGGATCCGCCCGAGCCGTTTACAACTAAATTGTTACCAATGATATTACCAGTGGCACTGACTGATCCACTGGTCACAAGATTGGCACCAGTGATGTTGCCCGTAGCACTTAATATTCCTTGTGATGACAGCCCATTGGTTGCCACCCAAATATTAGATGTGCTGTTGTAGGTTAAACTAATGTATTCACTACCAGCTGGTCCAACTCCAATACCGCCTCCGTTGGCGGCGGCGGCAGTGGCCGCATTGTTGGCCATGTTGATGGTTAGGTCGTTTGTGGTGACATTGTTACTGTTGATATAAGTCACATTACCAGTAACGCTCAAGTTACCAGTGATGATTACGTTGCCGTCAGTTCCGCCAGATCCGTTTGGATCAATGGTCAATGTTGGGCCTGTGCTGACAATATTTGCACCAGTAATTGTAATGTTACCATTGGTTAATGTGGTAGATGCTA